TCACTCCTTGGATCTCCTGCCAATACTCACGCCCCCATTGTTCTCGATGTTGCCTCCGGCAATCTGATGCCCTTCGCCACTGATATCTTGGCGAACCCCTGCGGGCTCTCTATTGCCTTTCTCTGGCTCATTAGCTTCAAGCTCTTCTGTTCCGTTAAACACCGTCCAGCGAGCAAGATCCTCGGCTGTATCCCAATCCGGTATGGATGGCTCAAGCCGCACGCCATGAGCTGCGATCGGGACGTCAGCTAGAAAGCCGGCTTGTTCTTCACGTTCACAGAAGTGCCTTATGAGCACGCCCGCACTATCAACTACCTCTTGAGATGGATTCTCACTGCGCTCCACAAGAGTCTTGCACCCTCGGAGAAAACGCACTACTTCCGGCAACCCCATCAAAACCTCGGCACTGCCTCCAGATGTAAACCGCAGGGCAACCAAGGAGCCAAAGCGCCTAAGAAGGAAGGGGTGAGGCTCTTCCTCTTCGGCAAGTGTGCCGTAGAGCAACCACTCCAGAGACACGTCGTATGGCTTCAGGACCATCGCTAGCTCTGCAAGGACATCAGTAGGTGGCGTCAAGTCGCCCCGCTCATATCGGCTGAGGGTGGCCCGCCCAATGCCCGCAAAATCAGCAAGCTGCGCTTGATTCATCCCCGTCCTCTTGCGGGCGGCGGACAGGCGAGCCCCAAAAGATTTCCGATATGACTCATCGTGGCTTGACATATGTTCCGATCCTACTCATTATGCGTGTGCATTGGACGTATTTGATTCAACTAAGTGTGAGGGATTTCCCCATGAACGGCAACGACGTGAAGCCCGGCCAGGAGCTGTACCAGCAAGTCCGTGGCGGATTCATCTCCCGCGGCACCACGCTAGCCGCATGGTGTCGTGAGCACGGCCACAACCCCACCAATGCGAGATCGGCTCTGGTTGGCGCCTGGAATGGCCCTAAAGGGCAAGAGTTGCGCAGGCGTCTCGCTGAGGACTCTGGTGTCATTCGCGCCTCCCAGGCGGCGGCATTCGGATAACTACAAGTTAGAACGGATGTTTCTGGAGCCACAGGGGCAACAACAGCCTGCTTTTGGATAGCTCAACCAGGGGGTAAGGCAATGACGAGGCGAAGTTGGAAGCACCGGCAGCCAGGCTCATTGCGACAAGCAATCGAGTGGAACCTGGAGTATGCCCGGATGAAGCATCAGCGCTCAGTCGACAGGGTTGCTGACTTGATGGGGCTGACCAGCAAATGGGCGCTCTACAAATGGATGGAGTCCGGGCGTATGCCGGCCATTCTGATTCGACCTTTCGAACAGGCCTGCGGGATCGACCTTGTGACCCGCTACATCGGCCACTCCGGCCACAAGCTGCTGGTCGATATTCCGACCGGCAAGCGTGCCAGCGGCACTGACATCAACGCTCTGCAGGCGTCCTTCGCCGAGGCAGTTGGTCTGCTCCTGAGTTACTACGACGGACAGACTGAGGCCGAGGACACTCTGGGCGCGCTCTATACCACGATGGAGCACCTGGCTTGGCATCAGGGCACCATTGAGCGGCATCGACAGCCACAGCTTGATTTCGGTGCCGCAGTACCAGGAGAGGGACAATGTTGAATGCAGCGGAATTAGTCCGGCGGCGCAACCAGGTGCTGGGGGCGATCGACAATATGGCCCTGGTCGATGCGATGGCGGTCATGGGGGCCGCGATGCGTGAGCTGGCAGAGCAAGCATCCATGAGCACGCCTGTCAGGCCGGCACCTCCCAGCGTGGAGTTGATTCTGGAGGGTAATACGCGTTTCAGGGTCGAACGCGACCCCGAGATTCGTGACTTCATCCATAGCGTTCGAGGTTGCGTGACGGTCGATCAGCTCGCGGAGGTCTGTCAGGAGCGGTTTGGCCCACGATGTCCAAGCCGGAGCGCCATCCATCGCTACGTGCAGCGGCTGAAATTCCGTCAGAACCAGAAGGAGCAGGATGCATGAGCGACGTGTTGAATCGGTCGGTCAGCAAGGCGTTGACTCTTTTCGAGGCGCTGGTGAGGGATGGCTTCGAAGGCAAGCGGCTGGCAGATGTAGCTGAGGAAGCCGGGGTCTCCACCACTACCGCCTGGCGGCTCCTCAAAACACTGGAAGCTCATGGTTGGGTCGTCGAGGTGCCGGCGACGGGGGGGAAACAAGGGAGCTGGAGGGTCGCCACTCGGTTGGCCGGCGTGGCTCACGCCTACCAGCAGGACGCCATGAGCCGAATTCAAGCTGTGCGACAGGAGTATCGAGACGTGACGGGAGAGGAGTTGACCCATGGCTGAGAGCAAGCCACAGAACGTGGCCGCAGTGCTTCAAGACCAGATGGAGCGCGCCGAGCTGACAGGGCAGCAGATGGAAGGTCGCGCCTTGATGGACGGGGCTGAGAAGGCCGACCTGGCACGTTATACCGAAGCCCGCGATGAGGCCAACCAGCTATTGGCTCAGGCCCGAACGGCGCAGTCGTTTGCAAAACTGGCGACCGTCGTCACTTTGAAAACCCTGGCCGAGGTAAAGGAAACCAAGGCATACCGGGCACTTAAGGGGGTTGCCGGGGTGGACGCCCAAGGCAGCAAAATCGACGACGTCGGCACTTGGGGCGGATTCTGCCGGGCGATCGGGCGCTCCAAGACATCAGTGGATGAGGACCTGCGCAACCTGTCCGTCTTCGGAGAGGCGGCCCTAGAGAGCCTGCAAGCCATTGGTGCTGGCTACCGGGAGTTGCGCAAGCTTCGCCGGCTCCCCGAGGAAGAGCGCGAAGTGATTATCCAGGGCGAGGCCGTCCAGGTTGAAGATAAGGATGCCCTGGTCGAGCTGATCGAGGACATGGCTGCACGCCACGCCAAGGAAAAGGAGGCGCTCAAGCAGCAGGCCGATGATAGCTATCAAGAGCTGGAGGCGTCACGGAGAGTGACTCAGGACAAGTCCAACAGGATTGCCGAGCTGGAAGAGCAGCTGCACCGCCGCCAGCACCTGACGCCCGACCAGCGCGCCAAGGAGCTCTCCGAGCGCCTGGAGGCCGAGGGCTTCCAGGCTCGCAGCCTGCTGCTGCCGCTGCGCGCAGTAATGGTCGAGATCCTCGACTGGGAAGAGGCCCCCCGCGAGCTGAAGCATGCCTGTGCTCAACAGATGGCGCGGCTGCGCATAGAGCTCGACCAGCTGCAAATCGAGATGGGGCTGGAGCCAGTCGACCTGGACGTGGATGACAGCTGGATGCAGGAGGTCGAGCCATCATGACCGCCTTCAGCGCCGACGAACTCCGCCATTTCGACCGCGTCGCCCAAGAGCTTCGCGAGGCACCTCGCGGCCAGAAAGGCCAGATCGTGGCGCGGGCCGCTCAGTTCCTGAGTTGTTCGAAGGATCGCGTCTATCGTGGCCTGAAAGCCACGGGTTGGAACGCCCAGCGGCAGCGCCGGCGCGACCGTGGTGCCAGCCAGGTCAGCCGGGGAGAGGCGGCAACAGTGGCCAGCATCATGCGCCAGAGCACCCGCGACAGTGGCAAGCGCCTGCTATCGGTCGACGATGCTCTGGAAATCGCCCTGGCGAACCCCGCCAGCGGTGTCACCACGCGAGCCTCGGCGGACACCTATACCAGGGTAATGCGCGAGCACGGCCTGCATCCGGACCAGGTTAGCCGGCCCACCCCGCATACCCAGATGCGTAGCGAGCACTCCAACCATGTGCACCAGTTCGACGTCTCGGTCTGCGTGCTCTACTACCTGGACCAGGGCGGCCTGGCGGTGATGGATGCCAAGCGTTTCTACAAGAACAAGCCGGAGAACGCCGCCAAGGTGGTCAATCAGCGCGTGCTGCGCTACCTGATCACCGACCACTACAGCGGGGCCTTCTACCTCGAGTATTTCCTGGCCGCCGGCGAGGACCAGGAGACGCTGTTCGAGTTCCTGATGCATGCCTGGCCGGAGCGCGGCCACCCGCATGATCCCTTCCACGGGGTGCCGCAGATGATGGTGTGGGATGCCGGCAGCGCCAACCAGTCGCATCTGATCCGCAACCTGCTGGATCAGTTGCAGGTGGTGCATTGGGCGCATACCCCTGGCCAGCCGCGGAGCAAGGGCCAAGTGGAGCGTACCCACGACCTGATTGAGCGTGGCTTCGAGGGGCGCTTGTCGCTGATGAAGGTGGAAAGCCTGGAGGCCCTGAACGCGGCAGCCCATACCTGGATGCGCCACTTCAACGCCACCAAGATTCATACCCGGACACGCACCACGCGCTACGGCCTATGGCAGACCATCAGGCCCGCGCAGTTGCGGCTGTGCCCGCCGCGGGAGCTGTGCGAGCAGCTGCTGCGCACCAAGCCCGAGCCGCGCAAGGTACGGAGTGACCTAACGATTTCCTATGCCATCAAGGGCTTCGACTCGGCGACCTATTCCGTGGCGGATCTGCCTGGTGTGCGTGTCGGTGAGACCGTCATCGTCACGGTGAACCCCTACCGAGCGCCTAACGTGTTCGTGGCTCTGGAAGAAGACGGCGAGCAGATCGAGTGCCGGCCCCTGGAGCGCGATACCGCCGGCTTCTACCTGGACAGCCCGGCGTTCGGTGTCAACTACGCCGCCAAGCCAGACACCGACGTCGACGCCAATCGCAAGGCCATGGACAAGGCTGCCTATGGGGTGGAGACCCAGCAGGAGGTCGACAAGGCCCGAAGCAAGCGGCAGACGCCCTTTAACGGCGAGATCGATCCGATCAGCTATCTATCGGCCGACACCCTGCCGGCCTACATGGCGCGCCGCGGCACGCCGCTGGATGTCGCCAAGGCGGCCCCTGTCGCTTTGGCGCCACTAAAGCACATTGATGCTTTGAAGCACCTTCGGTCTCGTCTCGGACGGCCGCTGAGCGCCGAGGAGAGTGATCGCGTCAAGGCGCGATATCCCGACGGGGTGCCGGAGGAGCAACTCGACGACCTGGTGTCCTGGTTGGCTGATTCGTCCAGGACCTCAAGCCCCGTCGCCCTGGCCCGCTAAGCACGGAGGACACTGCGATGCTTGCTACCACGAACCACAACGACCCTGCCGGCGACGTTCAGCCGGACTACCGCCCGATACGGGCAAAGCGCCTGCTCGCCGAACTCGGCAAGCGGCAGATGGATCTGGCGGCGCATGTGGTGCTGACCAGCGGCCGGCATCCATCCAACTCCACCATTACCCACTTGCTGCGGGGCAATGTGTGGCCGGCCCGGACGCCCCGAGTGTTCCTGCGACGTCAGATCGCGGAGTACCTGCGCCATGCCGGCGCAACGGAAGAGGAGATAGCAGTGGCATTCGAGATTGATGACGAGAACCCCGGCCCGATGCGCCCGATCCGCCAAGATAGCGCGCATCCTGGCCGGGGCTCCGCTCCGATCGCTGAAGTAGACATGGACCAACTACCGGAGAAAGCAATGCTAACACAGATGGCCCGCCGCCATTTCGGCCTGTTCCGCGACCCCTTTCTGGATGATGTGCAAGGCACGGAAGACGTATTCCTCGCACCTGAGCAGCGCTACATCCGCGAGCACATGTTCAGTACTGCCAAGCACGGCGGCTTCCTGGCGGTGATCGGGGAGTCCGGTGCTGGCAAGAGCGTGCTTCGCCGTGACCTGATCGATCGCATCCAGCGCGAGGAGCATGCCATCACACCGATCATGCCGAGAACCATCGACAAGGGACAGCTGACGGCGAGCGCACTGTGCGACGCCATCATCGAGGACATCTCACAGGAGAAGCCCAAGCAGAAGCTGGAATCCAAGGCCCGGCAGATCGAGCGGCTGCTGACCGGGTCGAGCCGTGGCGGCAACAGCCATGTGCTGATCATTGAGGAGGCTCATGACCTCACGGTGCCGACGCTGAAGTACCTGAAGCGCTTCTGGGAGCTCGAGGACGGCTTCCGCCGGCTGATCGCCATCATTCTGATCGGCCAGCCCGAGCTGCGCGGCACCCTGGACGAGCGCCGCAACTGGCAGGCTCGTGAGGTTATCCGGCGCATTGAGGTGGCCGAGCTCACACCGCTCGACGGTCATTTGGAGGGATACCTGGCGATGAAACTCAAGCGGCTGGGCAAGGAGGCCGGCGAGGTGTTCGAGGAAGACGCCTACGACGCCATGCGCGAGCGCCTCACGCTGCAAAGCCGTAGCAGCCGGGAGGCGATCTCCATGCTCTATCCGCTGGTCGTGAACAACTTCACTGTGAAGTGCATGAACCTGGCCGCCGAGCTCGGCCAGCGCAAGGTCAACGCCGACGTGGTCAAAGGAGCCTGATGCATGACTGATACCGCTGTAGCCGAGCCGACAATGAGACAGGGTATGCGCGACGACTTGGCGCAGATGGACCCGATGGACCTGACGCAGGTAGTCGAAGAGCTGGGTGCGCTGATAGATACCGTCTTGCGATCGGGGTACTTGGATGAGATTGCGGGAAGCAACCCGCACGCAGGACGAGCGCTACTCATCCTCAATGTCTGTCAGGCACAAGCCGAGAGAGCCATCGAGCTGAGCCGTCATTGCGAAGGCCTTCACGCATCCCTGTCCAGAAGCGCCTAGAAGCGCCTCTGAGGCCCCCGATGATTTGGGGGCCTAACGGGTCGGCTGATTTTTTTTGAACAAACCTGAGCGATTTTAAACGGGTTTTACACAGGGTGACCAATGAAGCTCTACCCGAATAAGCTGAAGCTGCTGCATGTAGCCCAAAAAAGGCTCGGTCTCGATGACGACGACTGGCGTGATCTGCTCGAGGAGGTGGCGGGCTGCCGTAGCTCGAGCGAATTGGATCTCGAAGGCTTCGCGGCGATGATGCGATGTTTGAAGCAGCTGGGCTTCGAATCCACCTACGCAGCTGGTCCCTATGGTCGTCGTGATGGAATGGCGACGCCGGACCAGGTCCGGCTGATCCAGCGGCTGTGGAACGAGTATAGCTGCACCGATGACCCGAGGTCGCTAGATCATTGGCTAGAACATAGCTTCGGGATATCCAGTCTACGTTTCGCCGATGCCGACGCCGCTGGGAAGGCAATCGCTGCTTTGAAGGCGATGGTGGCTCGCCGCCAGAAAGCGTAGCAGAACACACCGGGCCAACGTGCGCCTAACACATCGATATCGTCTTCCCCTCTCCAGATCGGTAGTATCCAGTCCATCAACTTTTCCCCATCACTCCTCCCAGGCGCCGATATGAGTTGGCGCCACTCTTTATTCGGGCTCCAAGCCACTGAGCCGCCCGCCCCTCCCTGCTGAAGTCCTTCTCGTTACCTGTGCAGCGCTTCTGCGGTCTTCTATGCGAAGGCCTTCAACGGAGAGTGCAATGGAACAGAGTCTGGATGAGATCAGTATTGCCGACGCCTACCTGGAAGGGGTGATCACCGATGACGATCTATTGGCTGAGTCTGGTGAGAACTTCGGTGCACTGGTGGTCGCATGTGGCGAGATGGCGGCTCGTCTGGTCGATGCCTATGGCGGGACCCGCCTCTATGTTCCTTGCCGGCTAGATCCCGGTGGCCAACTGGCACAGGCGCTCGGTGAACAATCTGCACAAACCCTTATCGATCTATGCGAGCGCGAAGATGTCGGCGTGCCACGGCTGATGTCTCTGCGCCGCACGATCCGCAACCAGAAAATCGTGGCACTGCGCGAGACGGGAGCTGCCCCGGCAAAGCTCGCGCTGCATTTCAATCTGACGGAGCGGCAGATTCACAGCATTGTTCGCCAGCACAGAATTCAAGCGAAAGCCTGAATTAAAACCACTTTACGAGGTGTTTAAACGATGGGCATGAATACCAGCCAAGCACGAGTCATCGATCCTGCGCTTAGCGAAGTGGCGCAGGGGTACCGTCATCCGGAGCATGTGGGCAATGTCCTGTTCCCCCGGGTGCCGGTGCTGGCGCATGGCGGAAAAATCATCGAGTTCGGCCGAGAGTCGTTCAAACGCCATAAAACTCGGCGAGCGCCGGGAACGAACACGCGCCGCATCCAGTTTGGGTACGAGGGAAAGTCCTTCGTTCTCGTGCAGGATGCCTTGGAGGGCATGGTACCGCTGGAGCATTTGCAGGACGCCAATCAGGTGCCTGGTATCGATATGGGGACGGTCGCAGTCAACGAGGTGATGGACATCCTCTCGTTGGCCCTGGAGATCGAACAGGCAGGCCTCGCCACCAATCCGGCGAACTACGGCATCGACAACAAGATCACCCTCTCCGGTACCGATATGTGGTCGGACTCCAACTCTGATCCGGCGAAGCAGATCCGGGAATATCGCGAAGTCGTCCGTACCAAGGTCGGCATGCGCCCCAATGTGATGGAAATCTCGGCGGGTGGCTTCAATGCCCTGTGCGAACACCCCAAGATTCTGGAGCGCTTCAAGTACACCTCTAGTGACTCGGTCACGGCTGACATGCTGGCCAAGCTGTTCAATCTGCGTCAGCTGGTGGTCGGTGAGGCGGTCTACATGGATGAGGGTAGCGAGGAGATGCATGACGTATGGGGCAATGCGGCGGTGCTGGCTTATGTACCCGAGCGCGTCGGCACTCACCGTACCCCATCGTTTGGCTACACCTACGCCTACGAGGGGCATCCCCTGGTCGAAGAGCCCTATGTCGATCGCAATGCCAAGAGCTGGATCTATCCGGTGACCTATGACCGTGCTCCGGTGCTCTCGGGCATCGAGTCCGGATTCTTGATTCAGGACCTGGTGGCGCAAGGCTAACAACCACGTTCTCGTTTCGGGGAGATATACCCAGTGACTAATGCTCGAGGGGCCCTGGAGGCGCTTGAACACATGGGGTCGGCAACGCTCAACGACTTGTCTGACGAGGAGCTGCATCGCTTCCGAGGTCTTTGTGCCAAGTGGCAACAGCAGAGTGAGCGCCGCCTACTCCATCGGCGTAAGCGCTTGGACAAGCGCGCCCTCTCATACAGCGCCCTCTCTGCCGGAGATGGCGCCGACTCCGTCACCATCGCAATCGACATGAACTAACGAAGGCAACGCCTGCCCTGCGATGTGTCAAGCAGAAGCGACTGCCAGCTCACAATGAGGACACCATGGATACCGTAGGAAAGAACGCCGTAGACCAGCAGTCTGAAAGCTCGGGCTGCATCGAGCGCACCGGTGACAGCGTAGTCGTGACTCTTCACGAGTCGCTCACCTATACAGATGGGAAGCTCGAAGGCGAGCGCACCCTGGACCAGCTCACCATGCCCACCAAGATCAAGGGCAAGCACCTGATTGCTACTGATCAGGCGCAAGGTGAAATGGGCAAAAGCCTTGCCCTGCTCGCCAAGTTGGCGGGAATCCCCCGTCATGCGGCACATGAGCTTTCGGGGCGGGATATCGATCTTTGCATGGAGGCGATCGAGCCTTATTTGCCAGGGAGAAAAGCAGCCGGCAGCAGCGAAGTGTGATCCACATGAACTGCCGACGTCGTCCAAAAGGATCATGTAACAGGAGAGGCAGCAGCTTATGAGTCGCATGGTGACCAGTATCGTCATGGAGCTGGTAGACCGCGTCACAGGGCCGGCGCGGCGCTTGCAGCAGACTCTCGCCGGGCTTGGGCGCCGCGCTGGTCTGGACCGGCTCGCGAGCTCGGCGCGTCGAGTGGGGACGACGGTCGGCACTTCCATCGAACGTGTACGCAGCTTGACCCGCGGCCTTGCAATCATGGGTGGAGCTGCTGTGGGTGCGGCTTGGGGGGCTGAGCGATTGATATCGGGAGTGACCGATGTCGGAACTGCCGTCCAAGAGAGCGCCGAGCGGCTGAGCGTGGGCACCACCTGGCTGCAGGAGTGGCAGGCGGTGGGGCGTCGCTTCGGGGTTCAGAACGACGCCCTGGTCGACGGTATCAAGGAGCTTTCTTTGCGCGCCGACGAGTTCGTGATGACGGCCGGAGGCCCTGCTGCTGAGGCATTCGGGCGGCTGGGGATCGGCGCGGAGGATCTGCGCAAGACCGGTGGCGATACCGCTGCCATGTTCGACCTGGTGCGCTCGCGGCTGGGCCGCCTGGAAAACGACGCGGCCCGCCAGCGGGTCTTCGACGAGATCTTCGGCGGCCAGGGCGGCGAGCAGATGGTGGCCATGCTGGGGGCCACCCGTGAGGAGGTTGAGGGCATCATGCGCGCCGCCCGCGAGCGCGGCGAGATCCTGAGCCCCGAGGAGATCGAGAACTCCCGCGAGTATAACCGCGAGATGGGCAGTCTGCGCCAATCGCTGTTCGGTATTCAGCGCACCGTGGTAGGCGAGCTTTTGCCCGCCATTACCGATTGGATCGAGCGCATGCGCGAGCTGGCCACAACCAACCGCGAGGCGATTAGTGGGCGCGTCTTGGAGGGGTTGCGGAGCTTCTGGGCGGGGCTCCAGCAGGTGGGGCGCGTTGTTTCCTGGTTGGCTGACGAAGTGGGTGGCTTTGGGAATCTAGCGTTGTGGATGGCGGGCATCATGTCGGTCACGCTAATTGGATCTCTGGCCTCTGCTGGGCTGGCAATCATCAACTTCGGCGTGACCCTGGCAGCCACGCCCGTGGGCTGGTTCGTGGCGGCAGTGGCTGGCATCGCCGCGGCTGCCTATCTGATCTACCGCAACTGGGACGGCATCTCGGCCTGGTTCGACAAGCTATGGGAAGGCATCAAGGCCGCCGCCGTCTGGGCCTGGGATGGGCTCAAGACCCTGTTCGGCTGGACGCCGCTGGGCATGGTCATCAACAACTGGGGTGGCATCGTCGACTGGTTCGCCGGCATGTGGGACGGCGTGACGGCATGGTTCGACCAGGGCATCGGCGGCATCGTCCAGGACCTGCTGGCCTTCAGCCCGGCCGGGCTGCTGTTGCAGGGTATCGACGCGGTGTTCGAGCTGTTCGGCGCGCGGCCGCTGACCGAGGTGGGGCGCGAGTGGATCGGCGGACTGTGGAGCGGCATCACCGAGCGCTGGACGGCGCTGACCGGCTGGCTGTCGCAGAAGATCGAGGAGCTGACCGGCTGGCTGCCGGACTGGGCTCAGGAGCGCCTGGGGCTGGGCGAGATGGGTGCGCCGCAGGCCAGCGGGGCGCCGGTGGCCGAAGGGCGTTCGGGGGCGATGCCGGGCCCGGGGCGCACCGAGGTGGGCGGCGAGCTGCGCATCGTGGTGGATTCGGAGGGGCGGCCCCGGGTGGCCGAAGCGCGCCGGGATGGCGCGCTGGACTTCGATGTGACCTCCGGGGCTCTAGGGGTGATGCCTTAG